TTATTTACATATGTACTTGGCTAGCACATGCTCAATTTCAACAAGATTGGTTCCCTTGATAAATTCAAGGTCAAAATTGCCGCTGCGAGTGAACAAAGTGACATCTGCATCCATGTCCAACATACCGGCTTCTTCAACAGCAAATCCATGTATTGAGCTATAAGGAACGCTTACACGTTTCTTTTTCTTTGAGATGAATTTGTTGTCGAAGAAAATTACTCTCTTATTGGTGAAGCATATCTCATCCAGCACCATCTTATAGACATGCTCAACTTCTTCACCTGGAAGCAGCAGTTCATTAAACTTGTCTACATTTGTAACCTTTGAAGCCCCTAGCATACCCTTAAGATTGTTAATCATGATAAAACCTCCCTTATATTAAATAATTGTATAAAAGCATAGAAACGGAACCCATTTCTAAAAACCTGTTACAATAATGAGAAATTATGACATGGCAAGCTAAAACAAAAGCTGTATTACTACAGCTAATTTATTATTTATTTTATTGAGTACATTACTTTACAGCCTTAAGTATGGCTATATCAGTCATATTCTTTCCGGTTATTGCTTCAAGAGCGGTGACATCCTGCTGGATCTTGCTGATGCCGTTATTGATATCGATATGCCTTTCAGCGTTTTTAGCTTCAATGTCATCCAGCTTTTCGCTTATCTTATCAACCTTGGAATCTAGGCCATCAACCTTATTTTCCAATGATTCCAGCCTTTTATTTATTGAAGATATGTCATTTTTCATTGAACCAATCTCGCTTAATATTTGTTTTAATATATCTTCCATATTCAGAACCGCCAAGTTTATACTAGCAAAAATTTATGATTTTAGTTTATTTTATTTCTTTTTTTTAAAGACCCATCCGGATTATATTTTGACTTAAGAAATTCGATATAGTCCTCCACCTGCTTGATATCTTCTTCGGACAAGCCATTGGCATTGATGCTATGATATGCCTTAGTTAGTATCTTACTGCCAGGCTTACGCTCGTCTGTTCGGCCAAGGAGGTAGTCTATGGAGACGTCGAAGTAATCACTGATAGACTTTAATTTGTCAAAATCTGGTTGTTTGCCTTTGGTTTCATACCCAGCTATAGTAGCTCTTCCCACGCCTAAAATATCAGCAATATCTTGTTGAGTCAGATCTTTCTCTATTCTTAAATTTTTCAATCTATCACCAAATGTAGACATGAAATCCCCCCTCAATGAATATTTTAGTCCAAAATGTGTCTAAAATAAACTTTGGTGTCTATAATGAACTTTATTTTCGAAACACACTTGACAATGTGTCAAAAAGGCACTATCATAAAACTATAAGATGTTCCGTTAAGACACGCAAGGAGGTGGGAATGATTGCGAAAAAAATTGAAAGAAATGAGAACTAAAAGTGGATTGACGCAAGACAAGTTATCAAAAGAGCTTGGGATATCAAGGGCATCGTATACAAATATAGAATTAGGCCTCAAAAATCCATCTCTTAGTCTTGCCATAAAAATTAAAGCTGTTTTAAATTACAGCAACGACGATATTTTTTTGAATGGATAGTGTCAAAAAGGAACGCTAAGAAGGAGGCGACCACATTGGAAGCAGATAAGAGAATTGAAGAGCTGGAGAAGAAAGTGGCTGCTCTGGAAGTGCGAGTTCAAGAACAGCCTGATGTAGAAAAGATTGCAGAAGCAGTAGCAAAACGATTGATTTTGCCGGATTATGATTCAAAGCAATTATGCAAGACAACGCCAGTGATTTTAGACTCTAGCGATGAAATCAAAATGTTTGATTTAAGGGATTTGGCAAAGAGTTTTTTATCAAAGGGAAAGGAGGTCTGAATCATGCTAGTCGCTGAAAACATTGAAGGCTTTGACAAGCTTGGAGTAAACGCCGACATGTTCAAGAAATTTCTCTATAATTTCTACCACGCCTGGGGGCTTGAAACACGAATGACAATCGAGCCAATCAGCGTGAAGTATCAAAAGGACAAAGCCAACGGGCCATTCCTTAGATTCGATTACGAAATGAATGGCCGCAAATGCTGGCTGCATGTGAAAGGTCCAAGAACATGGTATTAGGAGAGGAGGAATAGTCATGAGTGAGGGCGCCCTTGTTTTACTAGATAGGCTCTTGGCTGAGGTAACCAGCCTCAGAAAAGAAGTACAAGAACTTAAAGAAATACCGGCTGCTGCACCCAATGTCGAAGATGAAAGCATGGATGTACATGCAGTGATGGAGTACTTAGGAGTAGGAAAGTATGCAGCATATGAGCTTTTTAGACGAAACGACTTTCCGGCAATAAGGATAGGTAAACAGCTTAGGACTACACGCAAGTTACTTGATAAATGGCTTGAGGAGCAGAGTAAGAATGAAAAGACATATCTTAGAGTTGTGAACCGATAGTTTTTCAACGACAAGAGCTCCTGTGGGGCAGGAGCTTTGAAAGATGGGAATATGCTGTTTGAGATTTGAGAGAAATGCTGGAAGAGTATTTAATTGGAGGGAATTATCTTATGACTTAATTATAAATTATTGTGGAGGCGAATTGAATGAAGGCACAATGCAAGAATATGTATCAAAATGCTAGACAACTTGCCGGTTTGACGCAGCTTATGGCTGCCGAGTATCTGAATGTTAGTGTACGTTCTCTAGCTGACTACGAAACAAACAGGACAATACCTCCGGAAGACATAGTTTGTGCTATGGATAAGCTATACAATGCAAGGTGGCTTGTATATATGCATATGAAGCAAAACACATTATTAGGGCGGATTTACCTTCCGGATGTAGAATTTTCAGACGTGGCAAAGTCTGTACTAAGGCTTCAAAAAGAAATGCATGATTTAAGCAAGATTAATAACAGCATGATTGAAATTGCTTGCGATGGAATAGTCGATAAGTACGAAGAACAGAAGTGGGAACGAATAACCAAGGAAGTTGATGATGTAGCAGGAGCTGCAATGGCACTTATTTTTTCAAAATGAATGGGAGGTGCAATGTGAGCGAATTGGCAGAGTACAACAGAATTAGCAACAAGGTTATTGAAACAATAGGTGAGCATATGAAGCTGCTTGTAGAACACATGGAGATTTTCAACAAGCCTGATTCAGACAAAAGATTGGCTGAAATCGAATGCAAAATGCAAGAGCTTGAGAGACATAAGCAAAGGCTGGTAGGAGGTAAAGAAAGATGAAACGCGGGATAGCTTCGGGAACAATACATGACCTGCAGCGGCTTATTCATGCAAGAAGTAAAGAAGAGCAGCTGATAGCTGTTAAAAAAGAGATGTTTGAGCTACATATGGACATAGAAAAAGCCCTCCAGGACTGGCATCCGAAAAGGGCTGATGAAAGATACGTTAAATTAATTATATCACACTAATGAGGTGATGGTCATGATTTCTAATATAGATTTACTTGAAAACTATACGGCACTTCTGATAGCGATTGACCGTGAATGCAATCCGGAGGAAGCGTTTCAGATACTAGATAAGGTGTGCGAAGGAAAGCTACCTAGACGGAAACCAAGCGAGAGCGACATTGTAAATATGATTAAGCTCAGAGCGTGTATGACACTCAGAGAGATAGGAGCTCTATACGGATGTGACGCTTCTACAATATGTATAAGAATCAGAAAATATAAGAATTCTAAGGGGATGATTTAGTGAACTGCGTAGTCATAATCGGAAGACTTACAAAAGATCCTGAGCTCAGATATATACCGACAACCGGGAATCCTGTATCTACATTCACAGCCGCTGTGAATAGGCCTTTTAAGAACAAGGAAGGTAATTACGAAGCTGACTTTATTCAAGTTCAAGCATGGGGAAAACAAGCGGAAAATTGCGCCAATTACCTTCAAAAGGGCCAGCAGGTCGGGGTGAAAGGCAGAATCCAGACCAGATCATACGAAGACAAGGAAGGCAGCAAGAGATACATAACTGAAATAATATCTGAAAATGTAGAATTCCTTGGAAAGCCAACGGGTGAGGGCATAAATGGGTCGCAACCGGACCAAGAAACTCCGCAATATGAACCTATAGGGAATCTCGACGATAGCGATTTGCCGTTTTAGGAGGCTGATATGATACGAATTGAAGCGTGCCAAACTAAAAGACGACGAAGATTTAGTGATTTAATGTTGTTGGCAGGCGTGGGAGCTATAGCTTTCACCCTGCTATGCTTAATAATCGTTTTAGGGGGATTGTCATTATGAAGAAGCTTAAGCGGGTTGTAATCAAGGAGGAGTTGGTGACTCTAACTGGAGATTTTAGGCTAGGCGTAGTTCTTGGCCAGATGATCTACTGGTCTGAGAAGGTCAGCGATTTAGACAAATACATACTTGAAGAAAAAGAAAGATGCATGAAATTCGCAACGAGTGACCAGGACATCCCTAATATAGAACTTGCCAATGGCTGGGTATACAAGAAGGCCGAGGAGCTGTCTGAGGAAACCATGATGGGCGTGCAGCCTAAAGCCATGAGAGAGTATCTTAAAAAGCTTGTTGATAAAGGCTGGCTTGATGAAAGGCGCAATCCCAAAATTAAGATGGATAGAATACTTCAATATAGAGTTAACCTTCTCAAGATTCAAAAGGACCTGATGGAGCTTGGCTTCAGTCTTGATGGGTACGCAATCAATCTTAATGACTTTGTTGACAGTGAAGAAAAAAATGAGTCTGTAACCGAGGGTGATTTGGATAATTCGAATTGTCTTAAAGAAAATTCGAAACGTGAAAAAGAAAATAGAAAGGGCGAAAAGGAAGCTAGAAAGGGCGAAAAAGAAAGAGCAATACCAGAGATTACTACAGAGATTACAAACAATAAAATATATCGTGTGTTTGACCATTATCAGAAAACCTTCGAAGGCATATACGAAATCAGGATGCTATCTGAAAGCCGTAGAGCAAAAATAAAAGCTCGGCTTAAAACCTATACGCCTGAGGAGCTGATCAAGGCAATAGACAACATCAGAAACTCACCTTGGCATATGGGCGGTAATCCATCGAGCAAGTTCTACGCTACCCCTGAGTTCATTTTTAGGAGCGATGAGATGATTGAAGGGTGGATACAGAACAAGCCACAAAAGCAAATAGAGCGACAAAGCGATTCAAGCAATCAGCAAGGAGAGCGAGATTCCAACAGATACAAAAAATTATAAACGGAGGTCGGTGAAATGAGGGATATAAGCACACTTAATATTGAAAAACAGGTGCTGGGCTGCTTGATGATGTATCCGCATCTGCTTGAGCACATGAGCAAGTTGAGCGAATCCTTATTCGACATACCAACACACAAGGAGATATTTAAGGCGATTAAGAGCCTTGCAGACGAAGGCCAGGGCGTAGATCTAGTAACATTGCATTACAAAGCTCCGAAGATTGATATTACGTACCTGACTGATATGGGTGCAGACATACTAACCGACAGGAATTTTGAAACATACATAGAGCAGCTCAAAAGAAACTCAACGGTCAGTTCAATAGCAGCGCTGGGTGACTATGTGAAGCTCAATGCACAAAAGGACGATGTGCTTGAAAATACAGAAAAAAGAATAGATGAGATAAGGGGCTTGGTTTCGAATAACTCACTTACTTCAGCTAGAGAGCTTGCAGTAAGCGCATTTGAAAACATTGAGAGCAGGTACAACAGCAACGAGCTTAAGGGCTTGGATACAGGCTTCCTTGACTTGAACAGAGTCCTGGACGGCCTAACAGAAGGATATCACATAATTGCCGGCAGGCCTGCAATGGGCAAAACGGCGCTTGCACTTGATATAGCAAGGAATGCAGCAGTCAAGAAAAAGAAGAGTGTGGCAGTGTTCAGCCTGGAGATGCCAAAAGACAAGCTGATGGAGCGTATTTTGCACCAAGAATCACTTCTCAATAAATCAAAAATCAATGGGAAGAAGATGCAGGACGATGACTGGGCAAAGCTTGTACAGTCGGCATCGGCCATATCGAACAGCAACCTGTTCATAGCAGACGATTTATTCTCAATATCCGAGATTAAAACCGAATGCATGAAATTAAAAAGAACGGCTGGATTAGATCTTGTGGTGATAGATTATCTGCAGCTCATGCAGGTTGAAAAATCCGACAGAAGAGAAGGTCTTGAAGAAGTGTCGCGAGGCATAGTAAGGCTCTGGAAGGAGCTTGGATGCCCGGTGCTGGTTCTAAGTCAGCTAAGCAGGGGATGCGAGATGAGGACAGACAAAAGGCCGATGCTTTCAGACCTTAGAGAAACAGGGCAGATAGAGCAGGATGCGGATACTGTGATGTTTGTCTACAGGGATGAATATTACTATCCTGACACCGATAAGAAGAATATTGCCGAAGTCATTATAGGCAAAAATAGATATGGGGAGACAGGCAGAATAGATTTGGTGTTTGCTCCAGAAATGACTAAATTCCTGAATATCGTGAGATAGGGCCAGCGAAAGGCGCAATATGAATAAATGGCGAAGGGAGGTACTGCAGATGAGAAAGGAAGTTAGCGATCTAAAAAAGGCATTGTTTGTGCTTCTGCATGACCAATATGACATGCCCGACATAGAGATAGATAGTGACGATGAGGACTATATAGACTGTATCATAAGCGCACTAGTCGAAAAGAATGGAGACATATGCCCGTTCAAAAATTACGATTGCGTAGGAAGATGCGAAGCAAATGGAGTAGGCTGCATATGCGGTCTGAATATCGATTGCGACAGAGAGCCTGAAGATGTCTGGAGTAATTTCTTCAAAATAGCATAATCCAAGCAAATAGCGCAATAGGAGGTGCAGGTCATGAGCAACCTAAAAGAGATAAAGAGAGCTATACAATATCATAGGCAGCAGCTGGGATTTGAGCGAGGGAGAGACAGCATTAGGCTTGCTAGATATTACGAGCTGGCGATAGATGCACTTGAAAAGTTAATCCCAAAGAAGCCCACCGTCATAATATCAGAGAAGGATACTATGGTGGGCAGAGCCAAGTTTTGCAAAGGTACAAAGCTATATGATTGCCAGTGTGGAAGCTTCATAGGATACCTAGATGCATATTGTAGACGTTGTGGCCAGAAAATAGATTGGGAGGCAGAATGATGTTAAGTAAAGCACAACAACATGATTTGAAAGAGTGCGAAACAATGATGGAAACAGGCGAAGAAAAGGATTGCAGCTTATGTAGTTGCAATGGATGTTTAGCAGACGTGATTACCGAAATGAGTTTTGAAAAATATCAACTAGAAGCTGAAAGGACTGCCGGCAGCCTTGATGACAGAAACAGATTCCTTAATTTTAGCATGGGATTGGCCGGCGAAGCTGGAGAAGTAGTCGATTATCTTAAGAAAGTGCTGTGGCATGGCCATGAAATGGACCAGGACAAGCTCAAAAAGGAGTTGGGAGATGTACTTTGGTACGTGGCCACAATTGCAACTACAGCTGATTTAGATTTAAGTGAAATAGCTATAGCCAACATTGAAAAGCTGAAAAAGAGATATCCAGAAGGCTTCGACGAAGAGAAAAGCATCAAGAGAACAGAATAATATAAAAAGGGGATAGCGATTTGAGATGCAAGCTGGAATTGGGGAAGAAATACACAGTTGAAGTCTTGGAAAGCGGGAACAAGAGAAGCAAATTCAAGGGCACACTGATAAGCGAAAACAAGCACATCTGGACTTTCAGAAAGCAAAACGGATTACTTGAAAGCTTCTGCAAAAACACATACCAAGGGGAATTGAAGATACAGGAGGCATTGCGATGAAGCTTAATCCGAGAGTTGAGGCTGTTGTAAGAAGATATTTCAAGGGGGAAAATCTTGAGACTGCAATAAGAAAGGAAAAGGCAAAGCTTGAGGTGAAAAAGATATATAACATAGTAGCTGAAGCTAAAGGGGGCACTCAAAATGGAAAGGGAAGAGTTTAAAGTATCAAAGACAGACAAAGGCTTTAATATCAAGAAAATTGTGTACATAGAAGGCTATCCAAAAGAGAAGCGGCTCGATAAAAAAGAAATAGCAGCTGTGGTCAAGGGGTTGCTGGATAACATAGCAGTAGCAAAATAAAATAGGGGGAATACTATTCATGGGAAAAGAAGAACTAAAAGCTAGAATACATGCGAAAGTTGATGACATAGTAGATGCGGTTGAGAAAATAGGGGATATCAACTATTTTGAGTTTGGAATAAAAAGCGTCAATGGGGACTTGATAATAAAGCTTGAGAATACGTACAAAGAAAGAATTAAATAAACTGTGCTGACCGAGTAGCGGAGGCACTTCCAGAATGGGGCTGGGAGTGTCTCTTTTTATTTAAAAAATGGAGGGGAAATTGAAATGAAAAAGATGCTGGAAAATGTATTGAGGAACTATAAAAAAAATAAGTCTGTCGTTGAAATGGCTCAAGCCAGAATTGATGCTTGGGAAGCTGCAATTAAAAATCCAGAGATGATACTTGAGGTGTTTTCTGATGACAAGTCAAATAATTGCTGGATGGGCGGAAGTGGATACACAAAGCATTCTGTCGTTGAAAATGAAGTGATAAAAAAGCTTACAAAATGCGAAGATGAGAACATGAAAAAAGAAAAGTATGTGGAGATATTGAAAGAATATATCAAAAGAGAAAAATCCAAAGCATTCATGCCAAAGCTTGAAATAAGCCAAGTTGAATGCATGCTATCCAGCCTCACAAACCAAGAAAAATATGTAGTTGAATGCAAATACCTTGAGAATATGTCATGGGGAGAAATAGAAATCAAAATAAATGAAAAGTATAGGCAGAAAAACTATATAACGACATCCGGGATAAGAAAAATTAATTTCATGGCCATAGACAAATTGATTGAAGTTTTAGAGCAAGTGAACGCCTTAAAAGTGGTATAAATCGAAAAGTAGCAGAAATGGGGCAGAAAAGGGGCAGTTTTGGGGCAGTTTTTTCAGAAAAAGTATGAAATAATAGAAGCATGGAGATTTGTTCCAAACCATATAATATTTCGAAAAAGCAGCTCATGAAAAAAGGGCTGCTTTTTTAATGCAAAAAAGGTCGAGTGGGAAAGGTACACTCCAAAGATATTCGCAGAGGGTGGGGCGAGAGAGTGTAAAGGTGGTGAGAACGTGAATTTTGTGGATCCTATCAGAGATGAACAGACAATAGATGACATAGCAGCCTATCTAAAAAAACAAAGCGAAAGAAACTATATTATGTTTATGGTAGGCGTTCATTCCGGGCTTAGAATATCTGATATTCTGCGAATCAAGATTAGAGATGTGAAGAACAAAAGCAGTCTGAATATTATTGAGAAAAAGACAGGCAAGCAAAAGAACATTCCTATCATGCCTAGATTGCGAAAAATATTGAACGAATACTGTAAGGATAAAGATCCTGACGATTATCTAATTAAATCGCGTCAAAACTACAACAGTCCTATCAGTAGGGATATGGCTTATAAAATATTGAGCAAAGCAGGAGAAGAGCATGGAGTGTTCAATATGGGGACGCATAGCTTAAGAAAAACTTTCGGATACCATTTCTACAATCAATATGGCGACATAGTAATGCTGCAGCAGATATTCAATCATAGTCATCCGAGGATAACCTTAAGGTATATCGGAATGACCGACGAAAGCACAGAAAGGGCTATAAATAACTTTAAATATAAAATGAGTTATTCATAATGAAAAAATGTATAATTGGCATTTTTAAATCGAAGCCTAATGCTGAATTTGAGTGAGTTTGAAGTGGAATGCATGAGTTATACAAAATTAATAGATATGAATAACTGAAAGGGGTGAAAAAGTAAATTTATGACATATGAAGAGATAAAAACAAAGATTAAATGTCTGGACTCAGTAAGGGAAATATTGGAGATGAAACCCAGAAATTTGACTGAAGAAATATTCCTAAAATACATAGAGCTCGAGAGAACAGAAAAAGTTGCTCAGTATCTTAACGAGCAGGGATATAAAACTAAAGGTGCCAGGGATGAAAGAAAATATATTTCGACAGACATTACAGAGATATTGGATGATGAAAGTTGCTATATGTTGGTAGATGACAACATATATAAACTCGCAAGGTTTATGAAGAAAAGAAAATACAGAACGTGGGAAGAAAAAATACTAAAGTACTTCGAAGAAAGAAGTGATTGTGATGGCGATTAGAAAAAAGCGGCCATGCAAGAAGATGAGATGTCCTGGTCTTGCTGAATACCCGAATCAATATTGTGAAAAGCATAGGGCGTTGGAGGAGCATGACAAGCAGGACAGGAACTATCACTATGACAAACAGGTAAGACGTGTAAAGGATAGGCGATTCACTGAGTTCTATCACAGCAATGAATGGAGCAAGGCGCGAAGGATGCGTCTGATGTTTGATGCTGGTGTGTGCCAAGAGTGCATCAAGCATGACAAGGTAACAATGGCTGATGTTGTGCATCATATCGTAGAGATTAAGGACGATTGGGACAAACGGCTTGATATGAACAACTTAGTTAGTTTATGCCATAGTTGTCACAATAAGATACATGGCTAAAGATACCCCCCTATGGTTATAACATTTAGGCACTACCCCGGGAACCGGCGCAGGGGCTCTGAATGTGTGACCGCAGGTTTTGATATGGGGGGGTTAAAATGGGGAGGTGTTGAAAATGGGTAAAAGGGGACCAGCTCCAAAACCGACAAACCTTAAAGTCCTTCAAGGCAACCCTGGCAAAAGGCAGCTCAATGAGAGTGAGCCAGTTTTTCCGATTGGAAGCGAGGTGCCGAACCCACCAGCGCATCTAAGCAGGTACGCAAAGAAGGAGTGGAAAAGGATAGCACCACTATTGCATAAGAATGGATTACTTACCGAAGCTGACATAGCAGCCCTGGGAGCATATTGCCAAGCATACAACAGGTGGGTGGAAGCCGAGAAGCTCATCAGAACATATGGATACACGGATGAGACTGACAAGGGCAACATCATCCAACGTCCTGAGGTGGGCATAGCCAATAAGGCTATGGAGCAGATGGTGAAATACGGCAAGGAATTCGGACTTACTCCAAGCGCAAGGAGCAATCTGCATATCGAGAAGCCGGAGGAAACTGAAGATCCTTTCATGAAGTTCATAAGCGGTGGTAGAAGTGGATAAGATAGACAGAACCACGAAGTATGCAAAGCAGGTGCTTTCCGGAAATATAGTAGCTGGCAAGCTTGTTAGGCTAGCTTGCGAAAGACATATGAATGACTTGAAAAGGTCCAAGACCAGAGCATATCCATACAAGTTTGACGAGGATAGAGCTGAACGGTACCTGGACTTTTTTAAATTGCTTAAACACTCAAAAGGTGAATGGGCAGGGCAGTCAATAGAGCTGGAATTATGGCAGTGCTTTTGCATAGGCTCAACATTCGGGTGGATTCACAAGAAGACGGAGCTAAGAAGATTCAAAACGGTATACGAACAGGTAGCAAGAAAGAATGGAAAATCCACAAAGATGGCTGGTATAGGTATCATAGGGCTGTCGGTAGATGGTGAGCAAGGAGCCGAGGTATACAGTGCAGCCACTAAGCGCGACCAGTCGAGGATAATATTCGATGAAGCCAAGCGAATGATACAGGCTTCACCATATATTAAAAAACACATCGACGTATTTCAGGCCAATATGTCGATGCCTGCGACGAACAGCAAGTTTGAACCACTAAGCGCAGATGCTAACACCATGGACGGCCTAAACATAAGCATGGGGCTTATAGACGAGCTGCACGCTCATAAGACAAGAGAAGTATATGACGTTCTGGAGACTGCAACAGGAGCAAGAAAGCAGCCACTCATTTGGAATGTTACGACAGCAGGATTCAACCTGCACGGCATATGTTATGAGCTATATGAGTATTCAATAAAGGTTCTGGAAGGCGTAATCGAGGACGAAACGTTCTTTGCTTACATCGCACAGCTTGATGAGGACGATGATCCGTTCGATGAAGCTAACTGGATTAAGGCCAATCCAAACCTCGACATAAGCGTAGACATGGATGACCTCAGAAGGAAGGCTGAGAAAGCTAAGGAAATACCTGCAGCGCAAAACAACTTCTTCTGCAAGCACCTCAACATGTGGGTGAATCAAGAGACCAGATGGGTTAATATGCAGAAATACAAGGTGTGCGAGGAAGCCAATGCTGATTTCGACATCAATCAACTTGAAGGAGCTGACTGCTATTGTGGAATAGACCTTTCAACCACTACGGATATTACCAGCGTGAACCTTGAATTCCCACTAGCTGATGGAAAGTATGCATGGATTAACCACAGCTTCATTCCAGAGGACGCCGTGAGGGAGAAGGAAAGAACAGACAAGGTGCCATATTCAGCGTGGATTCGAGAAGGGTGGATGACGGCGACACCTGGAAGCGTCATAGACTATGATTGGATATTGTCATATATCACAGAGCAAGCAAAGAAATACAGAATAGTAGAGCTTGACTATGACCCATGGAATGCGACGCAATTCGCAAACAATGCTTCCAACGAGGGCTTCATATGCATTGAAATAAGGCAAGGCTACAGAACCCTATCAGAGCCAACGAAGGATGTAGAAAAGCTGATACTGGAGAAGAAGCTGCTGACTTTCGGAAATCCTGTGCTGAAATGGGCGATGAACAACGTTGTAGTCAGGCTGGATCCGGCAGGCAACGTCAAGCCGGACAAGTCGAAAGCAGCACAAAGGATTGACCCTGTGATGGCGGGCATAATAAGCCATACAAGAGCAATGCTGAATCCGGGGGCTGTAGATTTAAATGCCCTGATACTCAGCGATGACTGGAGTTTGTAGGAAGGGGGTGAATAAGATTAAAAACTTCGTGAAAGGAATCATGAAAAAGGTGTTCAGAAATGAAGTTGTTGTCCAAGAATGGGAGCAGCCACTAGTGAGCATCATGCAACCTGTGACAAGCAGCGGAGAAACAATCACGCCGGCTGGTGCCTTTGGTGGCCTTGGAGTAGTTTTTGCGTGTGTCGAGAGAAGGGCAAACGCACTTGCCAAGCTGCCATTGCAGGTGTACAGGAAATCCGGAGAAAAAAGAGAAAGAGACAGCGGGCACAGAGCGAGCTATCTGCTCGAAAAAAGGCCTAACAGCTACCAGACACCATCGCAGTTCAAGAAGTTCATCATCACATCTCAGCTGCTATGGGGAAACGCATATGTTCGGATGAAGTTCTCAGGCAAAAAGATAGTAGAGCTGATTCCGATTAATCCAGCTGTGGTAAGGATTGTCAAAGACAAAGGCAAGTATTGGTTTGTCATTAACAGCGACGGCAAGCAGGAAGTGCTTTCTGAAGATGAGATAATACATCTGCCGTACTTGAGCATAGACGGCAAGGTTGGCAAAGCGCCGTTGACGGTAGCGAGCGAGAACGCCGGCAACCTTCAGGCTATGCAGAAATTCGAAGGCAACTTCTACAAGAATGGAACACTCAGGAAAGGTGCACTAAAGATTCCGGCTTCGCTGGATGCAGCAGCAAAGAAAAAGCTCAAGCTGGAATGGCGTGAGCTCTATGGCGGAGTTTCCAACACTGGCGATGTAGCAGTGCTCGATGGAGGCATTGAGTGGCAAGATATCAGCATACCACTCAAAGATGCTGAATTTGTAGTGGCAAGAAAACTCAATAACATTGAAATTGCAAACATATTCAACGTACCATCATTCATGCTCAACGACATGGAAAGAAGCACATACAACAACGTTGAGCAGCAGAACATGAGATTTATCATGGACGTAATCCAGCCGGATTGCATAGCGATGGAGGAAGAGTTCAACTACAAGCTTTTCCTTGAGCGTGAGGACTATTACGTCAAGTTCAACCTCACAAGCGCGCTCAGGGGGGACACACAAACGAGGGCTAATTATTACAAGGAAATGATTGGCATAGGGGTCCTCACAATCAACGATGTTCGAAGGCTTGAGGAAATGAACGACATCGGGGAATACGGCGACAAGCACTATTTCAGCTTGAACTATACAACATTAGAAACGCTGGAAGAGCACGAGAGAATTAAAAACTCGAAGGGAGGTGAGGGCAATACTTAAGTGCATGCAAATAAAAAATCAAACGAGTGACAGTGCAGACTTGTATTTCTACGGCGACATAGTCAGCTCGTGGTGGGGAGCATGGGACGATACGGACCAGTACCCTGAATCAGTGAAGAACTTCCTGAATGAAGTCCAGGGCAAGAACATCAATATCTATGTCAACAGTGGCGGCGGAAGTGTGTTTGCTGGCATGGCCATATACAACATGCTCAAAAGACATCAAGGCCAAAAGACAGTATATGTTGACGGGCTTGCCGGCTCGATTGCCAGCGTGATAGCTTTGGCTGGCGACAAAATCATAATACCGTCGAATGCGTACATGATGATCCATAAGCCATGGGGAAGTATGGCCGGCAATTCGACTGAGCTGAGAAAAATGGCTGAAACGCTCGACAATATCGAGATAGGCATATTGAATGTCTACGAAGAGAATCTCAAGGAAGGCGTTGACATTGAAACCATAAAGCAAATGCTTGAGGAAGAAACATGGCTTTGCGGAGCTGAGGCTTCAAAGTATTTCAATGTAGAAGTGACAGGGGAAAATAAAGCGGTGGCATGCGCATCAGACTGCTTCAAGAACTACGCAAAGGTGCCTGAAGAGTTTAAGGCGAGGAAGGCGAGCAACAAGCAGAATGATGATGGCGCAGATGAAACAAAACTTAACGCGTTGAAATGGAGCTTTAGATAAGCTCTTTTTTAATTTAAAAAACCGAGGAGGAATAAAGCAATGAATAAAGAACTAAGAGAGCTGCTTGCAAGGATAAACGCAAAGAAAGAATCTGGTCTGCAGCTTGTAAATGAAAAGAAGCTCGATGAAGCAGAGAAAGTTGCCTCAGAAGTAAAGGACATGGAAAGAGAATTCGAGATTAAGCTCCAGCTATTCGAAGATGAGAAAAAGCAAATACCAGGAATAAACGACGATGCACAAAAGATGGACGAAGTAAAAGCATTCATGGCTGCCCTAAGAGGTAAAGCAACACCCGAAATACTAGATGCTCTCGTAACGTCAACTGACGCCGATGGAGGCTACCTAGTACCCAAGGATATAACAACAAGGATAAACGAATTGAAGAGACAATATAAATCAGCCAAAGACCTTGTTGGAATATACCCGACTAGCACAAAGAGTGGCACGCTCGTATATGAAGACCTTTCAACCTTGACTGATCTGGTTGACTTTGATGAAAGCGGAACTGATCTGGATTCCTCATCACAGCCTAAGTTCGCGTCAAAAACATATGCGGTCAAGAACTACGGCGCGGTGCTTCCAATATCGAATGTGCTGCTTCAGGACGAGCAGGCAGACCTTGTTGGTTATGTAGGAGGCTGGTTCGCAAGGAAGGCGGTAAGAACTGAGAACACCAAAATATTCGCAGCTCTAAAGGCTGGAGTTTCTGCAACTGCCATAGCTGACTACAAAGCACTTAAGAAATCAATCAACATAGGCCTAGACCCACTCATAGCCGAAAACGCAATAATCATAACAAACCAAGACGGCTTTGATTACCTAGACAGCGAGCTGGATGCGACAAGCGGAAGACCTATACTTCAGCCGGATCCTACGAACCCGACTGTAAAAAAATTCATGGGCAAGCCGGTTTACGTATTCTCGAATGCTGAGCTTCCGACTACAGGAACAACAACTAAGAAGGCGCCAATAATATTCGGAGCTCTTACAGAAGCGGTGAAGTTCGTTGACAGAGGAGTGTATGAGATGGTGACATCTACAGAAGCCGGATTCACAAAGAACCAGACGTTCGTAAGATGCATCGAAAGATTCGATGTCCTTGTGGCTGACGCTGGTGCGTATGTGTATGGCGAAATAACAACAGTAGCAGGAGCTTAATGCTAAGCTCCTCCCTTAACGGGGGAGGGTGATTAAATGACACTGGAAGAACTTAAGAATTACCTCAGAGTAGACGGCACTGAGGAAGATGCTTTGCTTGGAAGTATTCAAATAGCCGCTGAAAAGTATCTTGAAAACGCTGGAATAGCAAAGGACTACACGAATGATCTATACAGCATTGCCGTCAAGCTACTGGTAACACACTGGTATGAAAACAGAAACGCTGTAGTCGTAGGCAGCATATCCAAGAATATGGAGTTTTCGCTTTCAAGTATCATGGCCCAGTTGAAGTATTGCGGAGGCGATATCATATGAATCCTGGCATATTAAGACACCGGATAACAATCCAAAAGCACTCCGCAGCTGAAAATGAAATAGGCGAGAAAACAGTTGGATACCAGGACGACTACTCGCTATGGGCAAGGGTGGAACCCGCATCTGCAAGAGATATCGAAAGGCTAGGCAAGACAGAGACTGAGGTGAGCCACAAGATTCTAATAAGGCACAAAGCTGGAATCACAAGCTCAAACAGAATCACCTTCAAAGGTAGGATATTCGACATCGTGGGCATAATAAACGCTGGCGAACAAAACAAAACGCTTTCAATATTCTGTGTGGAAAGGGATGAAGACAATGGCTACGACGGAATTTAGGATAGACGGACTCGATGAATTTGAAAAAAGCCTTCTCAGAACTGTAAAAAAGAAAGCTCCAAAGGAACTTGAAAAGGAGTTGCAGCGTGTTGGTGAAAAACTGCTGGCCAGAGCAAAAGAGAGGACACCCATAGGGGAAAGACAAACAAAAAAATCTAAAAAGCTTATAAATAAATGGAAGCTTGGCAAGGTCAAAAGAAGAGGCGATGAGTTCTATATTGAACTTAAGAATGTAGCACATCATGCGCATCTAATCGAAAACGGCCATATGACAAAAAACGGTGGCTTTGTAGAAGGGATTCACATGCTTGAGATATCAGCTAAGGAGTTGGAAGAGGAACTTCCTAAGCATCTTAGAGGCATGTTAGACAGGATAATGGGAGAGATGCTGCTATGATGAAAACAACAAGCCTTAAGAAAGCTATAGTTGATAGGCTGAAAGCCAATGTGGCGGGAGTTGATGTTGTGGCCCAGGAGGTAAGAGAGGGCTTCAAGCGTCCCGCCTTTTTTGTGCAGCTCATACCATATGGAACAAATAGAGATAGTGAATACATTTTGGTAAGAAATTTCTATGTGAACATCCACTACTTTCCGCAAAGCTATACCAACATCGATTGCCTAGAAATGGGCGATACATTGACGGAGCTATTTGAAAAGCCACTTGAAGCCGAGGACAGGATTTTAACAGCTGACGACATCGAGGTTGAAATCATAGACGAAGTTCTTCAAGTGAAGATTTACTACAGGCTTTGTGATTCTGCTTATACAGATGATGAACAAAGCGAATACATGGAAGAGCTTAATATCAATGAGGAGGTAATATAATGGGATTGCCGGTAATTAACATTGCTTTTCAAACACTTGCGGCAACGGCAGTAAAAAGAAGTGAACGCGGCATAGTCGCATTGATTGTAAAAGATAGCACCAATGCATTGATAGACAATATAGTCTACAAAGACATATCGGAAATAAATGCTCAAGACTGGACTGCTGGCGTAAAGGACTATATTGAGAAAACTTTCCTTGGAATGCCTTACAAGGTCATAGTGCAGAAGGTGGCGACTGACGCTTTAGATTACAATGAAGGTCTGGCAAAGCTTAAAAACAAGGCTTGGAACTACCTCGCCATACCACAGCTTCAGAATGCAGATGCAGCTGCTATAGCCACTTGGATAAAAGCTCAGAGGACTACTTATAACAAGAGTTTCAAAGCTGTGCTTCCAAATATAGCGTCAGACAGCGAAGGCATAGTCAACTTTACTACTGACGATATCAAGGTTGGCAGCAAGATGTATACAACGTCAGAATACTGCTGCAGGATAGCTGGCATACTTGCTGGATTGCCATTTACACAAAGCGCAACATACTACGTGCTAGATGAAGTTGAAAGCATAACAGAGCACGCTGATCCGGATGCAGACATTGACGCCGGAGAGCTTATACTAATCAATGACACCGAGAAAATCAAGATAGGAAGAGGTGTCAACTCACTTACAACAACAAGCCCTACAAAATCTGCAAAGTTTAAGAAAATTAGAATAGTAGAGGCTATAGATCTTATGCGAGACGACATAAGAATCACATTCAATGATGAGTATGTTGGCAAGGTGAATAACAAGTATACCAACAAGCAGATGTTCGTTTCATCAGTTTTGGCCTACCTAAAGACTCTCCAGCGGGAGGAAGTGCTTGATTCTGATTTCCCAATAAAAGCAGAGATAGACTTTGAAGCCCAGAAACTCTACTTGATGTCATTGGGCGTAGACACAAGCAATATGAGCGAGCAAGAGATACTTAAATACAATACCGGAAGCAAGGTATTCATCAAGGCAAGCGCAAGCCCGCTTGATGCGATGGAAGACCTAGACTTCTCGATGCTTGTAATATAGGAGGCGATATAGATGGCAGGAGCATTCAGAGGTAAAAATCAGCTATCTGGTAGTCACGGAAAGCTATGGTGGAATAAGAACCTGATTGCGGAAATAAATAAGTTTGACCTTAAGGCAAGCGGCGAAAGAGAGGATGTCGTTGTAGGAATGGATATCGACTCCAAGCTGACAGCTATAAAGTGCGAGGGTTCTTTGGAGTTCAAGAAAATATTTTCAAGATACAAGAAGGATATTGTAGATGCTTGGAAAAAAGGCGAGGATATAAGATTCGATCTCTTTGTAAAAGTGGACGATCCTGATGCAATAGGTAAGCAGGAAGAAAGCTGGAGCATAGGCAATGTATGGTTCAATGATTTTCCTATAGCTGTGTTTGAAAGCAAGCAGGTTATGAATGAGGAATGGTCGTTTGGCTGCACGTTCAGCGATGTCGAAATGATGAGTGAAATTAAATAATTGGAGGGATGGTTATGAATAATAAAAAACTGACACTTGGTGAACTGATATCAAAGAAAACTCAAATCAAAGAAGCAAAAGAGAAGACTGCTGAAAAGTTCGTAAAGTCTCTTGATGGAACGGTGACAATCAAGATTCTCGACAGGTCATTCATAAGTGACTGCACCGAGATGGAAAACGGCGAAGGCAACGCACATATTGTATATGAGGGGATTGTAGAGCCTAATCTAAAAGATACTCAACTGCATGAAGCGTATGGAATCAAGAACCCGGCAGACATTGTAGATATGATTTTTTTACCTGGAGAAGTAGACTTTCTGTCAGGTGAAATAGTCAAACTATCCGGATATGACTCAGACAGCATTAAAGATGTGGTGGAAGAAGTAAAAAACTAATTGAAAGAGATGGGGAGCTATATACTCTCCATCTCTTTCTTCAAAAAGGAATATTGCCAGAAAAAATTATCAATAGACCATTGAGTGAAAGGGCATTCTTCTATGCCAGTATGGACCTCGAATTAGAAAGGAGGAACAGATTTGGCTAAAAAGGACAAAGAAATCACCGCGCGGATAGGGATTAGAGACAACATGTCTGCAACGGTAAAAGGGCTTAGAAATGAGACTTCCAAGTTTCGGCAAGAGTTGGCCCAGACTCAAAAGAAACTTGAAAGCGTAAGCAAAAGAAAGCATACCATGAGAGTAAACAACTCTGATGCTATGAAGAAAATTAAAGAAGTATCCGAGAAGCTGGAAGGCAAAAAAAACAAGGCTATAGAAATAATAGCAAAGGCGAAAGTCAAGAAAAACAGCCTGACAAAAAGCGCTAATGAAATAAAAAATGCACTCAAAGTACCAGTGGCTCCACTCATAAAAGTCAAGGATGAAGCATCGAAGCAAATAAGCAAAATTAAAAAGTCGCTAGGGAACCTCGCAAGTCATCCTGTTGTTATAGGAGCATCAATAGCGGGAGGCGCTGCTCTTGCCGGTGGAGCTGTGGCTCTTAAAGCGGGCATGGAACTGGAACAGCAGCAGATATCAATGCAGCACTTCATTGATGTGAACAATAAGGAAAAATCAAAAGGAGACAATAAAAAGTCTGCAGACAAATTTCTCAAGAATCTGCGAGAAAATGCGAATGCTACACCTTTTGAAACAGGTGAGGTAATCCAGGCAGGTACAAGAGCCGTAGGACTCACCCAGGGCGACACGAATAAGGCCATGGAGCTTGTCAAGGTTGCAGAGGACATGGCAGCACTTAATCCGGGGAAAACTGTCCAAGACGCAATGGAAGCTCTGGCCGATGCCAAGAATGGCGAGTACGAGAGACTTAAGGAATTCAACGTCAAGGTCAGCAAGGAAGATGCCGACAAGATGGGCGGATTCGAAGGCCTAGTCAATAAATCACTAAAATCGCAGTTCGAAGGCGGTTCTGCAAAACTTGCGGACTCTGGCGCTGGCCTCATGAGCACAATAAGCGGAAAGCTCAAGTCAAACATGTCTGACACAGGGCTTGCGATGCTCGAGAAGCTTAAGCCTGCAATGAAAGATGCAATAGGACTGATAGACAGCTTCAGCCCGACAATGCAGAAAATGGGAGTAGGAGTTGCCAATGGAATAGGCATTGCATCTAAATATCTGGGCATGTTCGGCGGTTGGATACAGGGCAACATGCCTGCAGCCAAGAGGGTGGCCACTGATGCCATATCGTGGATAGGCGCAAAATTCGGATGGCTCAAAGGCGAAAGCGGAACGCTCAAAAACATTCTAGGAACCAGCTGGAGCGGAATAAAGATTGCAATATCTACAGGAGCCAAAGTCGCAAGGCCTTACATGGATATCCTTGCAGGCGGATTCAGGCTCCTTTATAATGTCGCGAAAACATCCTTTCCACTTGTGTCCGGAATAATCAAAACAGCATGGAAGATAATTAAACCTATACTCGATGTATTTACTGAAATGCTCAAGGGCGTCGCCTGGGGAGTAGGCAAGCTTGCCGATGGAGCGGAGTGGCTGAGTGACAAATTCTCAGACAAGGGCAAAGGAAGCTCTGGCAGCTCGAAGGTGAAGAACACAAGAAGCGTTGAGCGAAATGCAAAAGGCAGCAACTACTTTAAAGGCGGTCTTTCGTGGGTTGGAGAGCAAGGCCCGGAGCTTCTTGAGATACCAAGAGGCGCTAGAATTCTTCCAACAAAGGAAAGCATGCGCTTTGCAAATGGATATACTCCTGCATCGCAGCAATCTCAAGGTAGCAAATTCACGCAAAACAAAATCAGCCTGACTATAGATAAAATTGCAGATACTGTTGTCATAAGAGAAGAGGCTGACATGTACAAATTTGCAAATATTTTAATCCGGGAATTTGAAAAAGCCTGCTTCAATGCAGTGTAGGAGGTGATAGCGTGGAATTTTGGTTGTCCCAAAATAATGGAGCTGAGAAGCTGAGGCTTCCGGTAAATCCTCAAAGCTTTGAAATAAGCACTGGCAGTAAGAACACGACTGTAGACATCAACGAGGTAGGAGAAATCAACCTTATTGGCAATAGACGCCTTGATAGTATAACGCTATCATCATTTTTCCCTGCGAGGAAGTACAGTTTTGTCAAGTTCAGTAACTTCCCGAAGCCATATGAATGCGTAGACATAATCAAAAGATGGCGCGACAATAAAAACCCCATACGGCTTATCATAGTCGGAACTGACATAAACCATGCTATGGCCATAGAAAACTTTTCCTATGGCGAAAAGGATGGCACAGGAGATGTCTACTTCACGCTTGAACTGAAGGAATACCGATTTTTAAACGTGGCCAGCAGCAAGGAAGGCAACACCGGAATAATATCAGCAAGCCAGGAAAGACCTTCTGAAAAGGAGAAGGTGACTGAATACACCGTGAAGAAAGGCGATACGCTGATTGGAATATCCAAGAAAGTATACGGAGACAGCTCAAAGTGGAAACAGATAGCCGACAAGAATGCTATTAAGGACCCATCAAAGCTTATGATTGGCCAGAAGTTGGTGATACCCTAGATGAAGCTAATACTGACAAGTCAAAGCGGAGAATATGACATCACGCAGCTCATCACATCAATGACATGGAGCGGGGACATAAACCAAGTCGCAAGGAAGCTGGAATTTGGAATAGTAGTAAGCCCTACAGACCCGTATATTCCTAAGGTATACATAGGGCTTGGAAACAAGTTAAGGTTTTATGACAATAGCGGAAAAGAGCTTTTCAGAGGGACTGTGTTCTTCAAGGAAAAATCATATCATGGCAGTGAAATGAAAGTCACTGCCTATGACAATCTCATATACCTGACGAAATCAAAAATGTCCAGGAACTTCAAGAAGATAATGCCAGAGACAATAACGCAGCAGGTATGCTCAATGCTGGGGGTTACACCCGGAAGTCTGGCAAGCACTGGAGTACCTGTTGACTTCATAGCATCTGCAATAACAGGGTATGACATAATAATGAGCGCCTATACAAGGGCTGCTTGGAAAAACGGAAAAGCTTACTTTGCAATAATGCAGCAGGGTAAGTTTAACGTTATGGAGAAAGGGCAAAACATCGTTGATGCAACCCTTGATTCAACAGTAAACATAATGGATTCAAACTACAGTGAAACCATAGAGAGCATGGTCAACCAGTTTCAGATTACCGATGAAAACGGAAATACGCTGAAGTATTATTCAGACGACAGCTTAATAAAGCCGTATGGAATGATTCAAGATGTAATGCAAAAAGAACAAGGCAAGGATCCTGTGGCTGCTGCTAAAAATTCAATCAAAGGCGTGGAGCGAAAGGCAAGCCTGCAGTGCCTTGGAGATGAAAGCTGTATTGCAGGTTATGGGGTTAAGGTTAAGGAAGCCTATACAGGGCTTACAGGGCTTTTCTGGATTGACTCAGATAGTCATACATTCCAGGAAGGACAACACACCATGCAGCTCACACTTAATTTTATTAATACTATGGATGCAAAGGAGTGATAACTTGGACAAGAATCCATATTCGCGCCTAGTGGCGCTGGTTAGGGAGCAATCAGAGAAAGGCAATCCGCCTCCGATACGTCTTGGCATCATATCCTTTGCATCAGAGCAGCCTTTTGATATAAGGGTTAAACTGGACGACATTGAAGTGGATAAGGATAATTTGCTCATCTCGGAACACTTGATACAAGGATATAGTAAAAGGCTTGAGAAAATAAGTGTAACAAGCAATACTGGAACTGCAACACTTAAGCTGTCAGAGCCACAGACATATGAAGTTAAAAGTGTTGATATTGACTTTGCAAATGATGGTAGTGGCGAAATAACATACAAGACGGACCTGCAGCAAGGCGATATTGTTGCAGTAATTCCTACCCATGACAGGCAGACATATATTGTCCTATGCAAGGTGGTGAGCTTAAATGGCTGATATATTTCCATTTCTTGATGTCTTGGAAACAGAGCAAGGAGTAACCCAAGAGCTTGAAATGTTTAGGGAATACGCATTTGATTTTGAAAATGGAGACTTAATATACCAAGACGGCAAGCCGGTAGTTTTAGAAGGCAGCGAGGCCATGAAGGTTTGGATTAAAAAAGCCTTAATCACAAAGCGTTATAGACATATCATCTACAGCTGGAGCTATGGGAATGAGTTTGAAAATCTTATAGGTTCAACATATTCCAGAGGAGCTGTCGAATCAGAAGCGAAAAGATATCTTCAAGAGTGTCTTATGAGCAATCCATGGATACTTGCAATAAGAGATGTCGAAGCAACATTTCAGGACGCCATGCTAAGTGTGACAGCTGCAATTGATACTGTGTATGGGGAGGTGAAAATCAGTGTATGAAGACGAAACAGTTGAAATCATATTAAACAGAATGCTTGCCAGGGTGCCTGATACCATCAATAAAAGCGAGGGATCGCTTATATACGATGCTATAGCTCCGGCAGCAGTAGAGCTTGCACAAGCTTATTTGGAGCTTGAAGCGGTCAGCAGGAGCTTTGCGTTGGATACTGCTTCCGGAGATGCCTTGACGGAGCTGTGCTATCAAAATGGTACATTCAGAAAAAGTGCCAAAAGGGCAGTAAGAAAAGGCGTGTTCAATGTTGCGGTTACGATAGGTACAAAATTTATCGGTGGTAATAATATATACGTAGTGCTCAAGAATATAACTGGCTTTGAATACGAACTTGAATGCGAAGATGCAGGGGAAATTGGCAATTCATATATTGGCAGCATCACTCCAGTTGAATATATTGAAGGGCTAACAAGCGCAATGCTTACGTCAGTGCTTATCCCAGGAGCCGAAGAAGAGACAGACGACCAACTAAGGGAAAGACATAGACAAAAGATAACAAGTCCTCCGCAGGATGGCAATGTGGCGCAGTACAAAGCATGGGCCGAAGCCAATGAAAATATTGGTGTGGCAAAAGTATTCCCACTATGGAATGGCGGGAACACTGTAAAAGTGGCAATAACAAACCGTTTGTACCAAGTCGCTGAAGCATCACTTGTCAGTGAGTTTCAAAATTACTTAGACCCAGGCAGTGCAGGTCTTGGTAATGGAGTTGCTCCTATAGGCACAAAGGTTACGGTGACAGGCGGGACAGCCAAGAACATTGACGTGGTTGGCAATATAATTCTAACTGAGGGATACACTGAGCCTGAGGGTGTAGCCGACATCATACGTGATTACTTTGCGAGCATAACGTTTGTTAAGGATAGCGTGAACTACATCAGAGTGGCCTCAGCTGTAATTGATGCACCCAGCATAGCGAGTCTTAGCAATTTCACCGTCAATGGAGGAACTGTTGATGTTCCGTTGGTAGGCGAAGAGATCCCAGTACTCAATAGCTTAAGTCTTACGGTGGTGAGCTAGATGATTGATTATATCAAGTATACGGTCAATGAAAAGTCATATTATCTAACCAACAATGGCGACGGAACATGGAGCAAGGAGCTTAACGCGCCGGATGTCAGCGGGCTATACAATATGTTACTTGAAATAAGCGAGAACGGTATCAAGACGCATATCGACAGCAGCGACCCAAGATATTATCTTTACCTTAATGTCATTAATGAAGTCGAAAGAAGAGTTGATCTAATAAAATATTTGCCCAATTTCCTGCAGAATGTTTCGAACTTCAAATCTATTTTTGACACTGAAAACATTGAGTTGGACAATCTATATGGCAGGATTAAAGAAATTGCTCTTGATGCTTTCATCCGGACAGCAAGTATAGACCGCATCACAAGGCTGGAAACATTCTTGGGTTTCAAGGGCATTGGCACACTAGAGCAAAGGAGGCTCTACCTGCTGGCTCTTACGAAGAAGGAGAACAAGCTCAACGAAGCTCTGATAAAAGAGATTGTTCGCACCATAACAGGCAGTGACTGCGAAATTATATTCTGGGGAGAATCCGAGACGGGGAATCCCCAACGAGGCACAAGCTTGCTGCAGGTGAAAGTATTCAGCCCTGATGGTGAAATAGACTACAGGTATGCTGACATACAGCGCATCTTGAAACCTCTTACGCCAGCTCATGTGACGCTTGTTGTCATGAAATACTTTGCAACATGGGAGGATGTAAAAAGCAACTACGCAAGCTGGAATACAATATATGCTATGCAGGATTGGAACGAGCTGAAGAATTACATCCCGCCGCAGTAGAGGTGAGCTATGATTAAAATAATTAACGTGCAGCTAAGTCCAAACGTGGCCACAGTAGGGCAAAGCGTAAAGGTTGAAGTAGAGGTAACTGAAAACACATGGGCTTATGTAAAAAGCAGTTTTGCCGACTGGAACGAAATCAAGACCACAAAGCAAGACTGGAACGCAATTAAAACCATATAGAAACGGAGGGAGAATATGGCCGTTGATACAATTAAAGTGCTGATTAATGGAACCTGGACTACGCTGACCAAGAATGTGAGTACAGGAAAGTATGAAGGCACTATAGCAGCACCTAATATAACAAGCTACAACGTCAATGGAGGGCATTACTATCCAGTGACAGTGGAAGCCAAGGACCTAGCCGGGAACGTAACGACAAAGGACGATACAGACGCAACACTTGGAGCAAGCTGCAAGCTCTATGTAAAAGAAGTAACAAAGCCTACTATTTCGATAAGTTCTCCAGCTTCAGGTGCATATGTAATAAACAACAAGCAGCCAATAGTATTCAGTCTCAGGGACGAAGCTAATGGATCCGGCGTCAAGATAAGCTCATTGAGTCTGAAAATAGACTCGACAACATTCACAAATACGAGCCCCGGGATGAGCATAACAGCAGTTTCAGGTGGCTATGATGTTACCTATACACCTCAGACAGCTCTTTCGGATGGAGCACATACGATAACATTAAATGTCCAGGACAATGACGGCAACGCCGCAACTCAGGTTTCAAGGTCGTACACTGTCGATACAGTACCGCCAACGCTCAACATATCGAACCCTGCAACTGATACAGTCTATGTCAACAATGCTGCTTTCAGCATAGCTGGAACCACAAATGATGCAACATCGAGTCCGGTGACAGTGACGGTGAAAAAAGGCGGAGTTGACCAGGGAGCCGTGACAGTCAATGGCGATGGCAGCTTCAGCAAAGCCATAACGCTGACGGAAGGAACAAACGCCATAGTAGTAAGAGCTACTGATGCTGCAGGAAAGTACACAGAGGTATCAAGGACAATCGTACTCGACACTGTTGCACCTGTAATCACAAGCATTACGATAGCACCAAACCCAGTGAATGTCGGCAACAGCTACGTAATCACTGTTGAAGCGACTGACTAAGGAGGGATAACATGCAGACAACAACTAATTATGCTATGAAGAAAATAGATCTTACTGACAGCCCACCGGACATCACGGCGCTCAATGGCAACTTCGACACAATAGACGAAGAGCTCAAGAATCATGATGATTTAATAGCAAATATGCCTAAATATCAAACAGCCGGTGGAACAGCAACGGCAATCATACTTACAGACTTTTCCTTAGTGGATGGATTTTCAAAAAATTTCATTATTAACACTAGCAATAATGGAGTTGCAACAACAATAAACGGAAAGCCTCTATATAAGCCTGGTACAACAGCTGCTCCTAAACTAACTGCCGGTAAAGCGGCTACGGTATGGTACAACGCTGCAGGCGATTGTTTTTTTATCAAAGCTAGCGCAGAAGGAGATGCTGTCGTTGGAGATGTGCTAGCAGGAAAGATTTTCAGCAACGACGATGACACAGGTCTTGTGGGAACGCTGTCGCTGACAGGGAACGCGACAGCCGCCCAAGTAAAAAGCGGATATACGTTCTATAATACAGATGCAAAGACCAAGCTGACAGGAACAAACACAGACAAGAAATTCGCGTCAGGAACGGGTACTGTTTCATCTGGTTTACTCGAATTTACACTTACAAACGGAACGGCAACGTATTCGTCATATTATGTTGAGGTTACAGGTTTGAGCTTTTTACCGTCAACAATAGTCATAATTGCCGATTCTGGAAGTTCGGAAGAAAATGTCACGGTTTTCAGGGCGTCGGGGGCAACGGTATCAAATTCAGCTTTTTTTGCAAGATATTCGGCGTCCGGCTTATACACGGACAAGAAAACAGCCATAGCAAAAGGAAAGACAGCGCCAGCCTATGTAACGTCCAGCGGATTTTTATTGCCTTTGATGTGGGCACTAAGTGGATCCACTTTCAGTTGGTACGCCGTCGAATAAAAAAAGGAGGCCGAAAATGCAACATATAGGGAGGAAAATATATTACGACAAGGCAACGGGAAATATAATACTCGACACGGGCGAGAGAACAGGATCAGTCATTTCAACTACGATAGATCAGGATGTCACATCCTATGTGACACTTTCATCAAGGAACAGAGATTCATTCGATGTTATTGAATTAGAGTATGGTGAGTACGTCAATGATTTTATGTCATGTAATGGATACAGAGTCAATCCAGAAACCAAGGCTATAGAATTTTCATACCAAGACCCTGACACACCGGAGACTCCTCCCGTGTATCAGCAACCGCTGAGCGAACAAATGGCAGAGCTTAAAGCAAGGCAGTCTGCAACAGAAATCGCAATCGCGCAAATGCTCGGAATGTAGGAGGTGATAAAATGCCCGCATGGAAAAAGATTATATTTGTGAATGCGATTAAAGCTAGGATGGAGCAAGAAAACAGAGTGGCGGAGGACATAGTCGATGAATATACAAAGCTGTCTGAACCAGAGAAAACCGAGATACTAGCAGAAATCAATATTTTAGAGGATACTATTGCACAATAACTCAGGGAGCCGAAAGGCTCCTTTTCTATTGGAGGTGAAATTGTGGATGTAAGAATTGTACTTGAGAAACTGAACATCAGCAAATGGCATAAGCAAGGCATCACAGGAAAAGGCACAAAAGTTGCCATCATTGGCTTTGAAGCCGGAGCACATCATAATGGCGCATGGCTAATCAAGCAAGCAGCTCCTGATGCAGAGGTCCGAGAAATCAACGTAATGAAAGGCGGTATGAGCTTTGAGCAAGCTTTCAAAGAGTGCATAGCCTGGAGGGCAGATGTAGTATGCTGCAGCCTCAGAAAAAGCACATGGAGTGCAGAGCAAGAAATGCTTTCGAAAACTCTCTATGACCAAGGCTGCATAATGATAGATAGCTCAGACAATGAAGGTGACCCTATAGATGCATGGCCAGCGCTGTCTCCATACTGGTTTGTCGTGGGTGCTTATAATGTTAAGTGGAATGAAGCAGAAGGCTACAGTTCATACGGCCCTAAGCTGGACTTCCTTGGATACACAAGCCTGGATTGCCCAAACAAATATGGCAACATGGTTCCTATCACTCACACATCTGGAGCTACGCAGATACCTTCAGGGATGGCCGCACTTCTCAAAGAGTCGCACAACATCACACCGGACGGCTTCAAGGAGTTTATATCGGAAAACAGCAGGGACATAGGGACAGCAGGAAAAGATGAGAAGAACGGATGGGGGTTATTGATGATGCCAGAAAAAGTATATGCGAATAAAATCGAACTGACTATAGGAAAGCAAATGGCGACGGTCAACAGCAAGACGGTAACTCTTGATGCGCCTCCATTAATATTGAATGACAGGACCATGGTGCCTATTCGCTTCGTAGCTGAGGCTCTTGGATGTAAAGTTGGTTGGGACGAAACAACACAGAAAGTCACTATAGAAAAATAGGGGAGGGGTACATAGTATGGAGTCAAAAATATTTGAAATGGCAACTCAACAAGGGCTTACAGCTGTACTATTTGTTGTTTTACTATGGCATACACTCAAGACGTCAAATGAGCGAGAATTGCGACTACAGCGAGTTATTGATAATAACCAAATAGTAATCGACAACAACCAGAAAATTATGGCTGATATGGTCTCAAGACTCGATAAGTTAGACTCTATAGAAGATGCTGTCGATGAAATCAAAACCACATTGACAGTTGCCACTACAACAGCAGCTACTAGATTACCGTAGGAGGCGTTTGAATATGAACTACATAATAGATCATATACCAAAATCTAAATCTAAAAGGCCGGGGACGAAAATGTCCCCGCTTTACATCACCATTCATAATACCGGTAATCCGAAATCGACCGCCAGAAACGAGAGGAACTACCTGACGAATCCCAATAACACTGGGTCGGCTTCCTTTCACATTGTAGTAGATGAAAAAGAAATTATCGAAGCAATACCACTCGATGAAGTTGCATATCACTCAGGGAACTCTGGCGGAAACAAAATGTCAATCGGCATCGAAATATGCGAAAGTGGAAATCAGGCCAAGGTAATCGAAAATGCGACTGAGCTAATAGCAAAAATGCTCTTTGATAGGGACTGGGAGACTGGCAGGCTCAAAACTCACAAATATTGGAGTGGTAAAAATTGTCCGAGGCCCTATGTGTTAGCATAGTTGTCATAAACATCTTTTAAATGTAAAGTAGTGTTATAACTAAATTTACGGAGGATGATTATGGCTCACTATAGTAAAGAATTTAAAGAATCTATTATAAAAAGAATGATGCCCCCAAACAGCGAAACAATAGCTTCGATTGCCAGAGAAACCGGCTTATCGGAAAATACACTGCATATGTGGAAGCGTAAAGCTCGTGCCAACGGATTTGCAGTTACAGCCGGCGAAGAAGAATCCGAAAAATGGACAACTCAGGACAAATTCCTCATGGTTATTGAAACCGCAGCCTTGAGCGAAATTGAGCTTGCAGAGTATTGCCGAAGCAAAGGGCTTTTCGTCGAACAAGTGCAAGCTTGGCGTGATGCGTGTATGCAGGCTAACGGAGGCGTTGCGCAGGAAGCCGCAAAGCTGCAGCGTTCCAACAAGGAAAAAGATAAAGAAATTAAAAAGCTTACATCAGAGCTCAAAAGAAAAGAAGCCGCCCTTGCTGAAACTGCTGCGCTTATAGTTCTTAGAAAAAAGGCCCGAGCGATCTGGGGGGAAAACGAGGACGAATGATCAGTGCCCAAGATCGCGCTATAGCAATAGAACTGATTGAAGAAGCAACAGCAAACGGAGCAAGAGAACACAAGGCCTGTGAGGTTATTGGAATTAGCCACAGAACTTTATTTAGGTGGAGAAGCGACATAACCCCAAACGAAGACCAAAGACCTCATGCAAAGCGTCCCACGCCCCATAACAAGCTTACTGAAGATGAGCAAGCAAAGGTCATAGAAACAGTAAATCAGCCAGAATTCAAAAGCCTGCCGCCAAGCCAGATAGTTCCAAGGCTTGCTGACAAAGGCCTATACATCGCATCAGAATCAACCATGTATCGCGTACTAAAACAACACAACATGCAACACCACAGAGGCAAGGCTAAAAAACCATCAAGCCGATCTATTTCAACACATAGCGCTGATGGGCCCAACCAGGTATGGATGTGGGACATAACATACCTTCCAGCTGATGTTAAAGGGTTCTATTACTACCTGTACATGATACTAGATCTCTTCAGCCGGAAAATTGTTGGATGGGAAGTATGGCCTGTTGAAAGTGCTGAAAATGCCAGTATTCTTGTCCGCAGGGCCATTATGGCTGAACGACGAACACTTTCAGGTGTGCCGCTAGTTTTGCACTCTGATAATGGCAGCCCAATGAAGGGAGCTTCTCTGCTTGAAACACTGTATCAGCTAGGAATAATTCCATCTAGAAGCAGAGCTCGTGTTAGCAATGACAACGCCTATGCTGAATCCGTATTTAAAACCTGCAAATACAGGCCCGGATTTCCAACCAAAGGTTTTGCAAGTATAATAGCTGCCCGTGAATGGGTATTGGATTTTGTAACATGGTACAATCAAGAACACAGACACAGTGGGCTTAATTTCCTGACCCCAAAACAAAGACATGATGGACAGTCAGAATCAGTATTTTCAAAGCGTAAAGAAGTATACGAAGCTGCTAAAAAAGCTCATCCTGAACGCTGGTCGGGCAGTACACGCAAATGGGAGCTTGATGAACGCGTTTGGCTGAATCCCGAACGAATGTCCCCTAAAAGCGAGGAAGAAGAAAAGCTTTCTTAGCAAATACATATTTCAATAATTTATGACAACTTAATTGACAAACACCGGAGGCTACTGCTTCAAACATGGGACGCGTTTGTAGAAGGTGTCGATAAAAAGCTTGTCGAACTTAGATATGACGCCATAAAGCCTACAAATGCGTCAAAAGCTGAAATCACAGTTTCTGAATTTGCAAAGGATGCAATAGAGTGGGCAAAAGCTAAAAAAGTGTCCGATGGCAGCCGTTTGAGAGAAAATTGCACACGCGAAGAAGTTTTAACGATGATTTACAGGGCGAATAAGGGGGGTAAATAAATGGTAGAGTTTGTGAAGTTACATTTGATAGATTTGCTGTTCGTGCTTGCATTCTTATTTTGCATAGCCACATTATGGCGCAAAGGGAAAAAATACACTGTCAGGAAAGTAATACTTAGCCTGGTAGTCAAAGCCGAAAAAGAACTCGGCAGCGGAACCGGCGAACTGAAATATGCCATGGTGGTCGAGCGGATCTACTACGTGCTGCCATGGATTGTCCGTGTATTTTTCACTAGAGCGGAAATTGACAACATGATAGAGGACGCGGTTGAGCACCTCAAGATGTATTTGTCGGACGAGAGTGAGGGAAAACGAAATCTATTGGGATACGAAGAGGAAGGGGCTTAGGCCCCTTTTTTATTTTTTGTAAATGTGAGTCAAATAATATATACTGAAAGCGACATATACTTTACTTAAAAAAGGGGGTAAAATACAGTGAGTTTCAAAGAAGAATGGGATTATTTTAAAAACGAAGTAATAAACGAAAACAGATTCTTTGCGAAAGTTCCATTTAAAAAAGATTTAGATGATTTAATTTGTAATAGCAAAGTAAGTGTTATAAATTGTGATTTTTACCGTGCGCGAAAAGGTTCATTTAATAAAGAGTTAGATATGCGCGCACCTTCATTTGATAAAGTTAAGGACGATGGGCGATGCAACCCAAAAGGAATTTCATACTTATATACAGCCACAGATGCAAACACAGCCATACATGAAGTGCGTCCTGGTATTAATGATGTAGTAACGGTGGCTAAATTCACAGTGGAAAAGGCATGTTGTGTTGATTTTAATTCGGTAATGATAGACTATAAAGACGGCTTCAGATACACTGAAAAATTTATTGAGTTTACTAAATTTTTAATCAGTGAATTTCAGAAGCCTATCTCGAAATATGAATCATTAGAATATATTCCATTGCAATATATAACTGAGTATATAAAGAAATCAAGCGAACGTGATGGATTTATTTTTAAGAGTAGTTTTCAGACCAAACTAAACAAAGGCAGCAATTATGTGTTTTTTAAAGATAATCCAGAAAAGATTATATATAAAGGAAACGAAAAATATTTAATTACAAATATGAATTTAAACCATGAAAAATTAAACTGTATGTAA